AGAAAGAAGAATTGGAGAAAAAAATCAAGCTCTGTTTCGGAGACGCTGAGGCTATAAGCTACGGAGGTCAGACAATAGCGACGTGGAAATCATCACAAGACAGCGAGAAATTCGATGCTAAGGCATTTCAGGCAGCACATCCTGACCTAGCAAAGATGTTTACCAAAACCGTAGCAGGCACAAGACGTTTCTTATTAAAATGACAACCGTTAATTCAGTACGAAAATGATAGCTATATCCAATCAACAGCGCAACGATATGGTTCATTACCTTGACCTATTATGCGAAGTGTACAGGCACAAAAACAAGAACACCCGTGATATAAACATATATCGCCGTGCCGTTATACTTCGCCGTCAACTGATAAAGAAACAGGCGTTTTCGTCCTCTGATATGCCAAAACGGTTAAAAAAAATCTGAATCAAAATATGATTATATTATAATCATTTTTAACTTTGCAACGACCGAAAAAACAGATGATTCACAGTAAAGGAACATATAAGAAAGCCGCACAAGGGTGGGTAGATCCGAAAGGACACTCAACGCTGCTGTTATGCGTGGTTAGCCCTAAATGCGGCTTATTATTATAGGGATATGGCAAGACCTAAAAAACAAACAGTCGAGTATTTCCCACACTTCACAAAAGGAGGACGCACGATTTACATTCTTGAAAATAAGTTCGGGAATGACGGTTATGCGTTTTGGTTTAAACTGTTAGAGGTTCTTTCTGAAAGCGACGGACATTATTACGACTGTTCGAATAACACAAATTGGGAGTTCCTGTTGGCTAAGACACACTGCAACAGCGAAAGGGCTGTCGAGATTATATCCACACTTATAGACTTGAACAAAGTTGACGCTAAACTTTGGGAAAAACGTATAATTTGGGTACAGAATCTTGTCGACCATTTTACGGAAATATACCGTAAACGCTGTTCCGACACTCCCGAAAAACCGTCTTTCAGCAACGAAAACCCCGACAATGATACAGTTTTCACCGCCGAAACCTCCCAAAGTAAAGAAAAGGAAAGCAAAGAAAAGGAAAGCAAAGTATATCCTTATCAGGATATTGCAAACAGATGGAATTCAATCTGCGGGGCGCATCTTCCAAAGATACAGAAGCTCACGGAAACACGCAAACAAAAAATAAAAGCACGTTTGCATGAGTTTGGAGAATCTTATTCTTGGCTCCCAACAGTCGAAGCTATATTCGAAACTATCGCAGAATCTTCTTTCCTGCAAGGTAACAACAACACAGGTTGGAGCGTGACTTTCGATTGGGTATTTGAAAACTCTAACAATTGGTTAAAGATTTTAGAGGGTAACTATTCCAACGGCAAGAGAACACCGCAACAATCTCAACATACCGACATCAAACTTGGTGTCGGCGAATATATCGACAACACAGGACGACGTACTTATGGTTCGGGAAGCGCAACGATACCACACGACGCACCACCTCGCCCGAGTGAAAGATACTTATGGAACACTTCAACCTCACAATGGATACTGCTATGATGAATTGGCAAAAACACGGCATAGAAATCCCGTACAACAGGGGTTCGGGCAACATCAAGACTTACTGCCCCCAATGTAAGGACAAACGCCACAATAAAAGGGACAAAAGCCTTTCCGTTAATTTGGAAACAGGATTGTTCAACTGCCATTATTGCGGATATAGCGGTTGTGCCAAAGAACAGGAAGATGAATGGCGTGCGCCTTACACCCCGCCACGAATCCAAAAGGCAACGTACAAAGTTCCTGCTAAAATGGGCAATACTGTATTAAGCGAAAAAGCTCTTGCTTGGTTCAAAGGCAGAGGTATAAGCGAAGCCACGCTAACATCAATGATGATTACTGAGGGCTTGGAATTTATGCCACAGAAAAACGCACAGGCTAATACTATACAGTTTAACTATTATAAGGACGGACAGCTTGTCAACACAAAATTTCGCACGGGAGATAAGTGTTTTAAATTGTGTTCAGGCGCAGAACTACTCCCCTATAACATTGACGCAATCAAGGGCAGAAGTGAGTGTATCATTACAGAGGGAGAAATGGACGCACTTTCTTTCATTGAGTGCGGTCGCACCGACGTTATCAGTGTGCCTAACGGAGCTAACGCAAACCTCTCGTATCTCGACAATTACATTGATGATTATTTCGAGGATAAAAGTGTCATTTATATAGCTTCTGACACTGACACAAAAGGCATAGAGCTTCGCAACGAACTTATGAGGCGTTTCGGGGCTGAACGCTGTAGAGTGTTAGAATATGGCGAGGGCTGCAAGGACGCTAACGAACACCTAATGAAATTCGGCAAAGACAGCCTGTTGCAATGTCTCAAAAACGCTCCCGAAACGAAGTTAGAGGGCGTGTTTACAATATCTGATTTCGAGCAGTCTTTAGACGCACTTTTTGAGCACGGTATGCAGAAAGGAGTTGTTATCGGACACGAGAATTTCGACAGGCTTTGTTCATTTGAAACCAAACGCCTATGTGTCGTGACAGGCATACCTGGCAGTGGCAAGTCGGAATTCATAGATGAAATAGCTGAACGTCTTAATATGAGATACAATTGGCGATTCGCGTACTTTTCGCCTGAAAATGCGCCCCTCGCATATCACGCTTCCAAGCTTATTGAAAAATTCACAGGGCAGAAATTTGACAAGGAACATTTGTCATTCTTTGATTATCAACAGGTAAAAGAACACCTCGAACACAATTTCTATTTCATAAGCCCTAACGATTTCAAGTTATGTACTATTCTTGACAAGGCAAAATCACTTGTCAGACGCAAAGGTATCAAAGCACTTGTAATCGACCCTTACAACCGTTTGGAAAATGAGCAGAATGGTCGAAACGAAACACAGTATATCAGCGAAACACTCGACCGTCTAACGAATTTCGCACAACAGAACGACCTGCTTATCATCCTTATGGCACACCCGACGAAGCTCCCCCGCAACAAAGAGGGCAATATCGAAGCTCCAACACTGTACGATATAAGCGGTTCAGCGCATTTCTACAACAAAGCCGATTTCGGCATTGTCGTTCACCGTAACCGCATTGAGAACACGACAGAGGTTCACATTCAAAAGGTAAAGTTTAGACATCTTGGCGAGTGCGGTATGGTACAGTTCAAATACAACCTCAACAACGGGCGATATACCCCTTATACAATAGGAACAGAGCCTCAATGGGATAACAACAACCATATTCGCTTAGAGTATAGGAGACGTTTTGAAGAAGCGCAAATCGAAGTAAATTTTGATTCCGACGCTGACACACCATTTTAACATTAAAAGCAATAATCAACATGAGAGAAATTAAATTCAGAGGTAAAAATTATGATGGCATGTGGATGTATGGGTATTTAATGCCAATTAAATCCCCTATACATTTAGATTGTAAATACGGTATTAGCGTATCTCCATCAGCTTTAAAATCTGTTGATAGAATATTATATGAAGTTGAAACTAATACAATCGGACAATTCACTGGTTTAAAAGACAAGAACGGCAAAGAGATTTATGAGGGGGATATTTTAAGAGTTTTTTCGCTTAACACAGACACTCTTGGCGAGTCAAAGATTGTTCAAGTGATGTATGATGAATCCTACGCTGCTTTTACAGTATATATTGGTGAAGGAGTGTCACGGACGCTTGGTAGTACAGAACATGAATGTGAGATAGAAGTAATCGGTAACGTACATGACAATCCAGATTTATTGAAAGGAGAATAAAAATGAAAACGTATGTGATAACACTCTCAAAGGCATTCCCTAAGACACACAAACGTGCAGGAGATCCTACGAATTTTCGCACCTTATTTGAAACAGGCGTGAAAAAACATACAATAAGGGCAAATTATCCTCTTTGGGCAAAGCGTATTAAGGAAGTACAGGACGGCAAAGCTTGTTTGTCAATAAGACAATGGTCGGGTAAACCTTATGCGTCCAAACAGGAAGAGATATGTCGTTTATCAGCTGATAATGGCGTAGGGATACAATATATGTACTATCCCGAATTGATGTGCGGGACTTTAGACAAAGATGGGACAAAAAAATTATCAGCGAGCCAACTTGCTAATAATGACGGACTTTCCTTTATCGATTGGCAGGATTGGTTCAAAGATTACGACATCAGCCAACCTTTAGCAATAATTCATTTCACTAAGTTTAGATATTGATTATGAACACTCAAATATGCACAAATAGAGAGCAATCCAAAAGGCTGTTAAAACTCGGAGTAAAGATTGAAACAGCAGATTGCAGCCACGTCGCAAGAATAAGAGATTGGAACGGCAATCCTATTAAAAGCCCCTGTTACACCGTAAAAATAGGTTGTAGAACCGATTATGTCATACAAGGCTTTGAAGAAATAGACGTAATCCCTGCTTGGTCTTTACACAGGCTTATCGGATTGTTAGGCAAAGATAGACTTCCTGTTTCTTTACACAGGAAAGGCGAAGTAAGCATAAAACTCAATCAATTACACCCTCGTCTGAGAGGCGGATCCGGATATAGCCATTATGATTCTATTATTGACATCATTGAGTATTTAATCAGCAGAAATATGTTTAACGAAGAATATTTAGAGGGCTAATTATGGCAAAGGAAAAACTAATTTACAATATGGATTTCAATCTGAGGATTTCGACACCTACGAAGAAGCCGAATTTGACGCTATCAATTCCATATTAGACATTTTAATTCAAAACGCAAATAAAACGAACTAAAAAAAGAAAAAATCATGAAAGGTATAACACAGCAACAAATCGAAAAAATAAGAGATAGCAAGGAATTTAACCATGCTGCATTTTACCTCGGAGGCATATATCAACTGCTCTCTGTTATTTTCCAAAATAGAAGCTATCAAGACCAAGGAGCAAGAACAACGTAAGAATATAAAGAAACGCCTATGAAAACAATTCTGAGAAAAGAATTAGGCTACACGCTGTCAGTACATAAAATATCGAAAACGTGTACAAAGCTCATAATGTCTGTGCATAAAACAGTCTTTTCGTGTACAGAGGATTTGGAAAAACGGCTTTTTGAACTTGAAAAATCATACGACAACGGCAATATGAATTACGACGAATATATCCATCAGC